GCACCTGAAATGGGAGCACCGGCACCTGAAGCACCGGCAGAATCTGATACCGAAGAATTGGATATCACAGATTTAGTTAATATGACCAAATCTATTAAGAACGACCTTGACGATTCTAAGAGTGAACACCAAGGAGTAATAACTAAAATGGATGATGTCTTCACCAAATTGAATGATTTGGAACAGAAATTGGCTAACATGGATATGGTAATGGCTAAAATTGACGAGTTAGGTAATAAAATCGAACAAGTTAAAGAACCAAGTCCTGAAGAAAGATTACAAATGCGTTCATTGGATTCATACCCATTTAACCAAAACCCACAACAGTTCTTCGCACAAAAACAAGGTGAGATGAGAGCAAGTGGTAAGAATGAGTATGTTTTAACAAAAGACGACATTCAAAATTATTCACAAGAAACAATAAGAGACACGTTCAACCCAAACGAAGAACAAGATGAATTTAGCTTCTAAAGTAAACTTCTTATTAGGTTTACATCTTCAATTAAAGATTAATCATTGGCAAACTAAAGGAGTTGCCCGTCACGAAGCATTTGGTAATGCTTATGGTGATTTAACAGATTTAATAGATGAATTTGTTGAAATTGCGATGGGAAAATACGGAAGGTTTGTTTTAGATGAAGAAACAAATAATATAAAACTTATAAATTTATCAGATATGAACCCGAAAGATATGATTTCGGTTTGTGTTGATGCATTAGTTGAGTTTTCAGAAGACTTAGACCCTAAAAGAGATACTGACCTTTTAAATTTAAAAGACGAGATGCTTGGTTTATTGAATAAACTTTTGTATCTTCTTACATTAGAGTAATACTCCACAAAACATTTTTGAAAAACTTTAAGACCGGATTTTGTAATCCGGTTTTTTTTTCTTATACTTTACTTATAACAACTTAAAATTAAGATTTATGTCAACATTTGATGCAGTACTGGCTCAGTACGAAAAAAACAAACAAGCCGCTGGCGGCAACAATGCAAACAAGGTTTCGCAAGAAGACCGATTAAAGAAATACTTCACCACCCTTTTACCAAAAGGTGCTCGTAGTGGTGAAAAACGTATTCGTATCCTCCCTACTACCGATGGTGGTTCTCCTTTTAAGGAAGTTTATTACCACGAAGTACAAGTAGATGGAAATTGGGTTAAACTATATGACCCTAAACAAGAAGGAAAGCGTTCACCTTTAAACGAGGTATATGACGCACTTATGATGACAGGTTTGGAATCGGATAAGGTTCTTGCTCGTCAATACAGAGCTCGTAAGTTCTACATTGTAAAAGTTATTGATAGAGAAAACGAACAGGACGGAGTGAAGTTCTGGCGTTTTAAACACAACAGTAAAGGAGAAGGAATCCTTGACAAAATCTTCCCACTTTTCAAAAACAAAGGTGACATCACGGAAATGAACACAGGTCGTGACCTTATTATCACTTTGGGTTTAACCAAAGCAGGTAATGGTCGTGAGTATACCACAATCACATCCATCATCCCTGAAGATGCATCTCCACTACATACAGATAGTAGTGTCGCACAATCATGGGTTAATGATGAATTGACTTGGGCTGATGTTTATTCCAAAAAACCTGAAGAGTACTTGGAAATGATTGCCAAAGGTGAAGTTCCTAAATGGGATTCAGAAAACAAAAAATGGGTTTCTAATTCAGAAGAAGAAACTACATTGATGCCACCTCCGGCTAATGTTTCACCCGCTACTCCTGTGGTTGACCCTCAGGACGACGCAGAAACTGATGACGATTTACCGTTCTAAAAAACCTCAAGGACACTCTCTTGGACATTTTGTCCTTGAGGGTGTTCCTTTTTAAAAAATATCAATATGGCAATTAAGAAAAAAGATTTTTCAATTTCGAGTATAACATCCAAGTACTCAAGTAAAATGACCTACAAACCTGATAGGTTTTTGGATTTGGGTGATGCGTTTTTGGATGCAACGGGTTTACCGGGTCCCGCTCTTGGACATATCAATATGTTCTTAGGTCACTCAGATACGGGTAAAACAACCGCATTATTATCAGCAGCGGCAGACGCAATCAAAAAGGGAATCTTACCTGTGTTCATTATTACTGAACAAAAGTTTGCGTTTGACCACGCAAATATTATGGGTATTCCTGTACAAGAAGAAGTTGACCCATCAACAGGTGAAATTACATTTACAGGTGACTTCATCTTCAGAAATGATTTTGAATACATCGAACAAATCACAGATTTCATCAATGAAATGATTGATGCACAAGAAAAGGGCGACATTCCTTATGATTTATTATTCTTGTGGGATTCAGTTGGTTCAGTACCTTGTAAGATGACATGGGAAGGTAAAGGTGGTAAACAACACAATGCATCTGTACTATCAGATAAAATTGGTATGGGTATCAACCAACGTATCTCAGGTTCAAGAAGGTCTGATAAACCTCATACAAATACACTTGTAATTGTAAACCAACCATGGGTAGAATTACCAAGTAACCCATACGAACAACCGAAAATCAAAGCGAAAGGTGGTGAATCGGTATGGTTGAACTCAACATTGGTATTCCGTTTCGGTAACGAGAAAAATGCGGGAACCACTAAAATTCCAATCACAAGGAATAAGAGAACCATTACTATCGCAACAAGAAGTAAGATTACCGTTATGAAAAATCACGTTAACGGTATTCAATTTGGTGACGGTAAGATTATGGTTACACCTCATGGTTTTATGAAGGCAAAAGAGCCGGCAGAAGAAAAGGTATCAAGAGAACTTTACATCAAAGAACACCTTGATTATATCAGTAAATTATTTGGAGAGACGGTGTCGAGTGTAACCGACATCAAGTTCGAACCAATACCTGACGAAGACACAGAAGATTGATTGTTTAACAAATAATAGTAAAAGACGCAATGTCTAATGTTTTATTGGTCGATGGAGACAACTTATTGACCATTGGTTTTTTTGGACTTAAAAATCACTTTCATAAGGGTAATCACATTGGTGGGTTATACCACTTTATCAATACCCTACGCAGGTCGATTGAGGTCCACAGATTAGACAAAGTCGTCGTTTTTTGGGATGGAAAAGAAGGTTCCTCATCTCGCAAGAGATACTACCATCAATATAAAGAAAATAGAAGAGAACGAGTTAGAACCGAAGAACAGGTTCATGCATACGGACAACAACGAAATAGGGTAAAACAGTACCTTGAGGAGTTATTCGTTAGACAGGGTGAGTATGATTATTGTGAAACCGATGATTCGATTGCATACTACTCACAAAACTCACCAAAAGAGAATATCATCATATATTCATCCGACGGTGACCTGACTCAACTTGTTTCAGAAAATACAAGATTATTCAATCCTTCACATAGTAAAATGTATCAACCAAATGATATGTTTGTATATGACCATGAAGAGATACGAATAGAAAACATCAAATTGGTCAAGATGTTATGTGGTGACCCATCTGACAACATTGCAGGTATCAAAAACTTGGGTGTTAGAAGATTACTCACAATGGTACCCGAACTAAGGACCGAAGCAATCACATTAGAATTCATTAGAGAACGTTTTAACAACCTTTTCGAAGAAGATAAGGATAATCGTCTCGTAACCAATTTGCTCACGGGAGTGACCAAATATGGGGTTTTAGGTGAAGAGTTTTTTGATGTTAACAATCGAATTGTAAGTCTTGATGACCCATTCTTAACAGACGAGGCGAAGGAGGCAATAAACTCTTTAATAACCGACCCCCTTGACCCCGAAGGACGTTCATACAAGAATACTATGAAGATGATGATGGAGGACGGAATTTTTCTCCTACTCCCTAAATCAGATGACGCTTGGATTAATTTCCTAAATCCATTCCTCAGATTAACCAGAAAAGAAAAAAATAAAAAAATCATTAAAATTAAAACCAATGACTAATCAAGATTTAACTAAATTTGAATTCCTTTTAACTCTTGAAGGAAACATCGTCGTACAACGTTATTTTAACGTAAAAGGACACAACTCAAAATCTCGTCGCTCGCTAGACATGCACTACTATGTAAAAAATATTTGTGAAGAAATCGAGTATGATTTGAAATCAAAAACTTTGGATTATCTAAATGAAAATCGTGATTATTTTTACGGTTTGGACAGTGCAGAACCTAACGAAGACGTGGAAAAAGAAAACTTTTTGCTCGAAATTAAGATAGGAGACGATGTATTTATTCAAAGACAGTTTCCCGCATACTTCTTCCATCCAAAGGTGAGGTATACGGTAGACATTCGTCCCCACCTGAAAAGATATCTGGCGGACCTTACCGCTATTTTATCTTCTAGGGATTTGGAAACAACTTATTTAACATATCAACTATAATAAACAAAAAATAAAACAATGAGCGAAAAGAACTTTGGAACACTCGGAACATCATTCCAGCAAGCATTATTAAAAGCAATTATTGAGGACAAAAAATATGGGGAACAAATCATTGATGTAATCGAGAACAAGTACTTTGATAACGTATCTTTTAAATTCATTTCTGAACATATTAAAGAATACTATAAGAAGTATTCCAAAGTTCCGAACTATGATAGTTTGGCACTTAAAATAACTTCAGAAATGGGGTCACCAGAGAGTGCAAGAATCCACTTGGATACTCTTGAAGCAATCAAAGAAAACACACAGGATGCTTCATTAGTGAAAGATGAGGCGTTGAATTTCTGTAAACAACAAAACCTTAGAAAGGAGTTAAAGAAAATCAATTCTATTATCGACAATGGAGCATTTCATGAGTACCCAACAATTGAAGGTATTATACAAAAAGCTCTACAAGTTGGTCTTCCTCCCGAAGAATCCATGGATGTGTTTCACGACATCGATTCGGCACTTGAAAAAGATAATCGACAAGCAATTCCAACAGGAATTACCGGTGTTGATAATGTTTTGAAAGGTGGTTTGGGTAGAGGAGAACTCGGAGTGGTGTTGGCTCCAACAGGGACAGGTAAAACAACTTTGTTAACCCTGTTCTCTAACACGGCATACAATCACGATTTCAATGTACTTCAAATCTTTTTTGAAGACAATCCCGCAAATATTAAAAAGAAACACTTCACACTTTGGACAGGTATTGAACCAGACGAACAACCTGAAAGAAAAGATGAAGTTAAAAGAATGGTTGAAGAAATTCAACAAACAAGTCAAGGTTCTTTAAACATTATTAAATTACCAAGTGACTCAATCACCATTTCCGAAATCAAATCAAGAATCAGAAAACATCTTTCTGATGGTAAGAAATTGGACCTACTATTAATCGATTATGTTGATTGTATTTCACCTGAGAGAAGTAATTTTGGTGAAGAATGGAAAGGTGAGGGTTCTGTTATGAGAAGTTTGGAGGCAATGACCGGAGAATTCGATATTGCTATTTGGACGGCAACTCAAGGTAACAGAGAATCAATCTCATCTGAAGTCGTTACAACCGACCAAATGGGTGGTTCTATCAAAAAGGCACAAATTGGACACGTTGTATTGTCTGTTGGTAAAACTCTCGAACAGAAAGAACACAATTTGGCAACAATGACCCTACTTAAATCACGTATTGGTCAAGATGGTATCATTTGGAACAACTGTAAGTTTGACAACAAGTTCTTGGTGATTGACACCGAAACACAAACAACCCTACTTGGACACCAAGAGGAAAAAGTCAAAACAAATTCAAACAGAGCAGCTGAGATGTTTAAGAAAAGACAAGAGCTGTTAAATCGATAATCAAAAACTTTATTAGAACATGAAAGAAAAGATTTTACAAGAAAATCCAGGACGTTTTGTCCTCTTCCCAATCGAACACCACGATATTTGGAAACTTTACAAACAACAAGAAGCATGCTTTTGGACCGCAGAAGAAATTGACTTAGCCCAAGATATTAATGATTGGGAAAGTAAATTAAACGAAGATGAACAACACTTCGTAAAACACGTTTTGGCTTTTTTCGCTGCTTCTGATGGTATTGTGAATGAAAATTTGGCGATGAACTTTGTTAATGAAGTTCAATATACCGAAGCTAAAATGTTCTACGGATTCCAAATTATGATGGAGAACATTCATAGTGAGACATACTCATTATTGATTGACACATATATTAAAGACAAGGAAGAACAAAACCTTCTGTTCAACGCAATTGAGACGGTACCGGCTATCAAGAAGAAAGCGGAATGGGCAATCAAGTGGATTAACTCCGACTCATTCGTTGAACGACTTATTGCATTTGCGGCGGTTGAAGGTATTTTCTTTTCAGGCTCATTCTGTTCTATTTTCTGGCTCAAAAAACGTGGTTTAATGCCAGGATTGACATTCTCAAATGAGCTCATTTCTCGTGATGAGGGTATGCACTGTGATTTTGCTTGTCATTTGTACAACAATCACATCCAAAAGAAACTTACACAAGCTAAAATTAAAGAGATTATTTGTGGGGCATTAGAAATCGAAAAGGAATTCATCCTTGAGGCACTACCAGTTCGTTTAATTGGTATGAACTCTGACCTTATGTCACAATATTTGGAATTTGTT